CATGGGGGTCCCTTCTGCATGGACGGGCTACCTGGCGTATGGTCTGGCGATTCGTCATCGCTTTTACACCACGCTTCGGTAACTCGATCATGGGGTCGGCCTCTATCTCCTTGTGACTCTTGGGGGTAGAGGTCGTCCATGCTGTCTGAAGGCATAGCATGCCTTCTCACCGTCTTATCAACGGTGGGTGGTGCCTATACTTTCCTATTAACTGCTACATAGGGGAGCATGCACCCATGTTTCTTCCAAGGAAAAAACATGACTACGACTGGGCCATATACGAAGACAATAGATAGTCTGAATAAGTGGCTTTACAGAAAATGGTACCGACAGAAGCCTCCGTTCCCAAACACTGGTAGGCCACCGTCATCATATGAGTTTTCGACTTGCCAAGTAACTCGGCGGTCGGGCGCATATGCTATAGCGGTGGCCGGTAACACCAGAACGGGCGGGAACGTGCGAACTCTCACACACGAAAACACGGATCGCCAACGAGCAATAAACATCGCTTATGGTAAATTCGTGGACTCGGTGAATGAGGAAGCGATGCTCCTTGTTAACGCTTACGAAAGGAAGCAAGCCGTCCTAATGGTTGAGAAATCGGCCAACAGGATGCTTTATTCATTCCTTCTCTTAAGAAAAGGGTATCGCCGCCAAGCCATGAAGGCCTTAGGGTTAACCCCAAAAGGTAAAAAGTGGAACAAGGCGAAAGATGCATCGGGCCTATGGCTCGAGTTTCACTTTGGATGGGAGCCTTTAATCAAGGACATTCACTCCGCGGTAGAAATACTGCAAGCGGATGTTTCTCCCAGTATTGCTCGAGGTGTCGGATCAACAACGACGACTACCGGAAGCGTGTCCGCCAAAGATAAATGGTGGAATTCACGAGTTCGGAATAAGTTCATCGCCAAGATTCAAGCCGAAGTGTCGGTAACCAACCCGAACCTTCATCGAGCAGCACAGCTAGGTCTGATAAACCCAGCTTCCGTAGCATGGGAGCTAATCCCTTTTAGCTTCCTAGTAGACTGGTTCATCCCAGTTGGCCAATTCCTCAACTCTTGGACCGATTTTGCTGGTCTAAAGCTGGATAACGCCTTCACTACTGTATATCTTCGTGCAGACAGTCAAGAATGGCTATACTACCCTGGGCGCCCCGACCTTACATCCTATTTGGATAGTGAGGGAGCGGGTGTCTATAGGAGTCTTGGTGTAGCTGTTCCTTTCCCTGTTTTCAAGGAGTTTAAGGGCTTCTCTGTGACACGTGGCGCTACAGCAATTGCGCTGCTACTCTCAGGTTTTAATCAACAGCTCAAGTCCGATAAGACTCGGATGCGGCTCTAAGGAGTATTTTACAAATGGCAGCAATCACTAACGTGACAGTAAAGAAGGCGGATGGTACGACTGACATCGTCTATACCGCTATTCAACCCGCATCGGGTGATGGACAGTACGCTGTTTGGAGGCAGGAAGATACATCTGTCCCCTCGGCATTCCGTCCTACGCTCAAGATGAAAACGTCCGACAACGGTCCGAAAACCGCTCGGAAGCCTCACCTAGAGTATTCGTATCCCTATACCTATACGGATTCCACGACTGGTCTTAAGATGCAGGCACATGTTGTGCTTGCATCGTCCGACTTCCTCGTGCCGACACAGGTACCGGATGCGGTTATCGCAGAAGCGGTCCACCAGTTCACGAATCTACTTGTGAACACGGCGGTCCGCGACTCCATCAAAGCGGGCATCACGCCTACCTAAGAGGAGTTTGCGACATGTCTACATTTGACGATACAGTTAGTGTAGTCCTTCTAGTTCTTGAGGACATCGGCACTCCCCGCTCACTTATGGTGAAGCTCTTAATAGAGCATGGGGAGTGGGCTCAGCTTGGTAATCTAACAGTTGAGCCCGCGCACTACCTAACCGCTGACGCATATATGCTTGATGCAAGTGCTACTGAAATTCTCCGGAAGTTTAAAAGCTTACCGGGGGTTAGTAAGGATGACTTGCGAAATAAAGCATTCGCTAAGTGGCTTGAAGCTGAGAAGCTTTGTGCTGTTACTAACGCTCGATTCGCCAACTACTTAACTGGGTTCTACCCAGGTGTGGATGGCCGTTTGCTACCTATACTAGATAGCGTGCGTAAAAGAATCAGGCGGCTACTCGGGCCTCTTCCAAAAGGGCTCGCTGAGTGCAGACACGGTAAAGGCGCTACACACGATGATACGGGGCAGAATTGCACTGTCTTACATAAGATGCAATCACAGCCAACCATGACGCACGGGATTCAGCCACTGCTCCTCCTCTTGGAAGAGAGCGCGTGGTTCCGCGCGTTAACTCGTCGTGATCTATCTGTGCCGAAGATTGTCCGAGGCAACCGTTTCACAACGGTGCCGAAGACGATTAAAGGTGATCGCTCAAT